ATTGCTGATGAAGTAGTATTTACAGGGTAACCATTACCTGATACTGCTGTAAAGTTTGATGTCTGTACTGACTGCCAAGACAAAGATGACGCTGTTGCCCAAGATGCTGTTGTTCCATCTGTAGTTAAATATTTACCTGAGTTACCTGTCTGAGAAGGAACTTGTGAAACAGTACCCCATGAAGTAGCTGTGCCATTAGTAGTAAGATACTTACCAGAGTTACCAGTTTGACTTGGTGTGTATGATGCTGCAGTTGTTGCTGAGTTAGCAGCGTTAGTTGCCGAAGTAGCAGCATTACTGGCTGAAGTACTGGCATTAGATGCTTGTGTTGTAGCAGTTGATGCAGAGCCACTTGCTGAGGTCGCAGAAGCTGCAGCAGCAGTTGCACTGGTGGAAGCATTACTAGCTTGCGTAGTCGCTGTAGTGGCACTCGTAGAAGCGTTACCAGCCTGTGTAGTTGCTATTCCTGCTTGAGTGGTTGCTGTGCTTGCTGATGTTGCTGCGTTAGTTTCGCTGGTAGCTGCATTAGATGCAGAAGTGCTGGCATTGCTGGCTTGAGTAGTCGCTGTAGAAGCACTTCCTGAAGCGGATGTAGCGGAGTTGCTTGCATTTGTAGCAGATGTGGAAGCAGCCGATGCACTGTTGGAAGCATTAGTTGCTGAAGTTGCTGCTGCACTTGCTGAAGTGGAAGCGTTAGATGCTTGAGTGCTTGCTGTAGTTGCTGAGGTACTTGCATTAGAAGCCTGTGTAGTTGCTGTTGAAGCAGACCCTGAAGCAGAGCTTGCTGAAGCTGCAGCAGCCGTTGCAGAAGTACTTGCGTTAGAGGCTTGTGTGGTTGCTGTAGAAGCTGAACCGCTTGCAGAGGTAGCTGAGTTAGATGCGTTAGTCGCTGATGTACTAGCATTAGATGCTGATGTAGAAGCGTTGCTTGCTTGAGTAGAAGCAGTTGTAGCTGAACCAGAAGCAGCAGTGGCAGAGGCTTGAGCAGCGTCTGCATCTACTTGAGCTTCTACAGCTAACTGACGAACTAAAAGAGCTTCACTTGAGGAGTCTGCAACAGCATCTCCTGCTCCACCTGCACCACGATAGATAGACATTTAAACTTCCTCAGAAGTTGCTACAGTTTTCTTAGTGGTTTTTGCTACAGGTTTTACTTCTTCTTTTACTTCCTCATAAGCAGGATTATCACGAGTAGTTAGAATATCTACTTCGTGTTCAAAAGAAATAATGTTGCCAGAAATAATACATTTAAATTGAACCATATTGTACCTTTACAGTTTATTTTAAAACTCTTATGAGAGAGTACTAAAGTAAACTGCCCCAGCAGTTTCTACCGGGGCAGAGTCAATCAACTACTTAAGCTGGAACAACTAAAGCAACAGAAGCGTAGTCACGCAACTCAGCTACACCGTAGAGTGTATCTGCAGTGAACAATGTACCGAGGTACTCTTGTTTGTACTGAGTTTGTGAACGAACACCCATTTGCTCAACGAGTACCATTGCATCTTTGTGAGCCATCAAGCAAGTACGAGCTGCAGTAGAACCAGAAGTTGTATCAGCGTTAGAAGATACAAATACAGGCATACCGTAGAGGTTACCGATTTCGCCATTGCGGATGGTGTTAGCAGAACCTTGCTCACCAACAAATGCTTGCTCAGTGTAACGAGCTAAGCCCATCAATGTGTTACGGCTTGATGGAGGGATAATGAAGAAACGACCATCCATTGGAACATCGCTGTCATCCAAACGCTGGATAGCACGACGGATACCAGCATCAGTCAATGCAGAAGCGTTATTGTTTGCAGCAACATACAATGTGGAACCATCACCACCGATGTAACCCTTAGTGTAAGCTGCTGTATTAGCACCACCTTGAGAAATACGACCTAATTGGATAATGCTTGTGTCAACTTGCTTACCCAAAGCGTAGCCAGCGTCGTCTGTGTAGAACTGACGCAGTGAAGACAATGCTTGAGCTTCGACAATATCCTCAATCAAACGGCTATACTCGTAGTGATTGGTGATTGAAACAGTTACTTCTGTCTCTGTTGCAGCAATCAAAGTAACTTGTGAACCTGCAGTTTTAGAAGCTGCTGAACCACGAGTTGGAACAGGGATATGAACTGTATCGCCTTTTTTGCCTTTGAAAGACATCTTTTTAACAAGATTAGCTGCTACTAATGATTTCTTGTAAGCGGCTGCAATTTCGTCACTCCAGATTTCTGGGATGAACGTTGCTGCTGTTGTGACCGTTACGTTATCTGTACCTAATGCCATGATATATTTCCTTTAAATTATAAATTCTAAAATTACTTGACTCGTCCTTGGGCATAAGCACTCATGATTTCATCTTGAAGTGCCATATAGCGGTCAGGGTCTGTCATTCTCAGTTTAATAAGGTCTGCTCTTCGATATACTTTTCTGCTGGTTTCACCAGAGCCACCAACATCGACTGTAGCTGCCTTCATTGCTTGTGCTTGAGCTTTGTTTTCAACTGCTGCTGTTTGAGTATTTTGATTCTGTTGTTTGACTTGTCTAAGTTCCTTGTAGGTACTCAACAATTCATCAGCAGATTCAAAATCGTATTCAGCGTCAGCTTTAGCAAACAGGTTTAAACGAATTGCAGAAGATTTAACCCAATCTTGGAATCCAGCGTCTGATGCGACGGTGGCAAAATCAGGATGTTTAGATGACAATTGTTGTGCCGTCTTCATCTTCTTCATTTCTAAAGCTGCTTGTCTAGCTTCAAGTACTGCAGGATGCTTCTCTACTTGTCTGTTGACCGCACTTGCTGGGTCGGCAAAAAAGTCGTCTTCAAGCGATTCTTCAATCGGGGCTGCTATTCTCTTGTTGGAATCGAGTTGCTGTTTTAATAACTGGTCTGCAAGACTTCGTACTTCGTGAACTTCATTTGCTTGTCGTCCAATGAGCTTTTCAGCTTCTTGGTGCATCTTAGCAATATCAAGAGCAGATTTACCTTTGTACTTCTCTGGTAATTCTTCTATTGGTTCAGCTTTGACACCAGCCTCTTCAGTTTTTCCTGCAGTAGTGCTGTCAGGAACTGGGGTTGTAATGTCTTGTACTTCGTCTTGTTCGTTACTGTTAAACAGTTCGTTTTGTTCAATGAATTGTGCTGCCATTTTTAAAGTCTCCTGTCACCGTATCAAGTGATTTTAGGATTAATAATCTGAGGCTCTTACGAGGTGTCTCAGGAATTTTGTTTCTGCTCTAGTTTCTGTTTTTCAGCTCTATTTCTAGCCCATCTATCCGCCGCTGCAGAGAAGTTCCCTGAGAACGGTTCCAAATAAATGGTAGGAGTTGAAATCTGTCGTAAAGCAGTTTTACTGCAAGTCTCACACGATACTTCTGTCACCTCATAATTAACAAAGTGTTCGTGTAAGTGTCCCTCTTCGCAGAGGAAATCAAATACCCTAAGAGCCATCTGCTGAGTCTCCCGACATGAGCTGCTCGTAGGTCTGTGATGAACTGTCTTTAAGGCTTAATAGCCACTGAAGAACGTCTAACTGCCCTTTCTTCATAAACAAATCATTTTCATTCTGTATTGCTGCTACTTTGTTGATACCATCGAAGAAGCCTTGAGCATCTTCAAGCAGGTCTTTCCAACCTTGGGTAGCCATCATCGAGAATCTTGCCTCGTAATAGGCTTGTAGTTTTTCGTCCATTCTTTGTCCTTTTGGAGAATGTAAGTGAGTGCTTACTTACTTATATAGCCGTATTTTACCACAGTTTTATTAAAAAGTCAATAGATTTCTTTACATTCTAGAGTTTTTTTGCATCTGTAATTCAACAATCTTGCCTTTATTCTCAATATCTTTCTCTTTGAGCATCAAATCAGCAATCTTTGCACGTTGTTCAAACTGCATCTGTGCGTTATCACCTTCAATATTGGTAGAAAGTGAACTAATAACCTTCGCTTTTAACTCTTCAGGCAGTAATTGTGTCTCAACTACAGTCTTTTGTGCCTCAGCAGCGTCTCTTTGCGCTCTAGCTTGTAGCGATTGAGTGGTTGCTTGCTTCTGTTCCATATCCATTTGCATAGTCATTTGCTGCATTTGTGCTTGTTCTGGATTAGGTTGGCTCATTTGAGTCAAAGCAG